AAACTATTATCATAATGAGAGCCGTGTATTGTAAGTGTAAGAATACATACTCAATTGAGTGTAGACAAAGTAACGATAAAGATTGTAATGCTCCTTATTACTGGAAACAAGGAATAGGTAGTATTTATAATAATGATGATGAAAATTAAAAGTGAAAATGCAAAATTAATATTAAATTTTATTATATAACCATGAACACAAATGAAACATTAAACAAAGTTCGTACTTTACTTGGGATAGAAGTAAAGTTAGAACAAATGAAACTTGATAACGGTGCTATTTTAGAAGCGGAAGTATTTGAAGCTGGTGCAGAAATCTTTGTCGTTGCAGATGAAGAAAGAGTTGCAGTACCAGTTGGAGAATATGAAGCAGATGGAAAAATTATCGTTATCGAAGAAGAAGGTATTATAGCTGAAATCAAAGAAGCTCAAGCTGAAGAAGAAGCACCTGCTGAAGAAGAAGAAGCTAAATCTGAAGAAGTAGAGGAAGAAGAGTTAGCGACTGAAGTTGCATCTCCTAAAAAAGTTGTAAAATCAATTACAGAAGAAATGTTCTTTTCTGAAATCGAAAAATTAAGAAACGAAATCAACGAACTAAAACTTGCAAAAGTAGAGGTTGAAGAAGTTGAAGAAGTATCTGTTGAATTATCTTCTGAACCAGAAGTTGAAGGTATTTCTCACAATCCAGAAAACTTAACAGAAAAGAAAGAGTTAAACCTTTACTCTCAAAAAGGTAAGAATAATACAATTAATAGAATTTTTAACACACTAAATAAATAAAAAAATGAGTTTATCAATTACTAGTACTTATGCTGGAGAATTTGCAGGGAAATATGTTTCTGCTGCACTTTTATCTGGTAACACTATCGCAAACGGATTAATCGAGGTTAAGCCAAATGTAAAATTTAAAGAAGTTTTAAAAAGAGTTAGTTTATCTGGTGCTATCGCAAACGCAAGTTGTGATTTTACAGATGCTGGAGCAGTTGTTTTAACTGAAAGAATTATCGAGCCAAAAGAATTACAAGTAAATTTAGAGTTGTGTAAGACTCCTTTCCAATCAGATTGGGAAGCTATCTCAATGGGATATTCTGCACATGATAATTTACCAGCTAATTTTTCTGATTACTTTATCGGATTAATGGCTGCACAAATTGCTGCACAAACTGAAACTGACATCTGGAGTGGAACTGCTGGAGCTGGAACATTTGATGGTTTCTCTACATTATTAACTGCTGCTACTTTACCAGCTGGTCAAGACATTACTGGAACAACAGTTGATGCTGCAAACGTTATTGCTGAATTAGGGAAAGTTGCTGATGCAGTACCTTCTTCTCTATACGGAAACGAAGATCTATTTATCTATGTATCTCAAAACATCTTTAGAGCTTACAAAAGAGCTTTAGGAGGTTTCCAAGCAAATGGAGCTGGAGCAAACGGATTTATGGCACAAGGAAACAATCAAGATATTGATGTTCAATATTTCGATGGAATTAAAATTGTTGCTGCAAACGGATTAGCTGATGATACAATGGTATCTACTTTGAAATCTAACTTATTCTTCGGAACTGGATTGCTTGCTGACCATAACGAAATTAAAGTTTTAGATATGGCTGATTTAGACGGATCAAAAAACGTTAGATTTATCGCACGTTATACTGCTGGAGTTCAGATTGCAGTATTGGAAGATGTAGTTTTCTACTCTTAATAATAAATAAATAACAATAATAAAGGGTAGGTAGTTAATCTGCTTACCCTTTTTTTTTAATAACTAAAAAAACATATATCAAATGGCTTGTTTACTTACATCTGGAAGAGCGTTACCTTGTAAAAGTTCAGTTGGTGGTTTAAAGGCAGTTTATTTTGCAGACTATGGTACATTGGGAACAACTACTATTGCATCTGGTGAAATTACTGCAATTTCTGGTACTCCAGACTTCTTTAAATTCGACATCAAAGGTAATTCATCTTTGGAAACAACAATAAATAGTTCAAGAGAAAACGGAACTACTTTTTATACTCAAACATTAAATTTAACTTTAACTACTTTAGATAAAGCAACACAAGAGGAAATCAAATTATTAGCTGCTTCAAGACCGCACGTTGCGATTGAAGATTATAATGGGAACTTCTTTATGGTTGGTTTAGAACACGGAGCAGAGGTTACTGGAGGTACAATTGTATCTGGTGCTGCAATGGGAGATTTAAGTGGATTTACTTTAACATTAGAAGGAATGGAGACTTCTCCAGCTTATTTTGTAACTTCAACAGTTATAACTGCTAATGAGAGTTCATCTCAAATAGATCCAAACGCATAATTCAATTATTTTAATTTTATAAAAGGGCAATCTTAATCGGTTGCCTTTTTTTTTGGTTTAAATAAATAAAAATACAATGTTTTAGTATTATATATATATGAAACATTTATTACCAACTTCAAGTACACAAGCAATAAAGATTATACCAAGAGTATATTCTACATCTGTTTCAATGGATTTGAGAGATGATAGTACAAATACATCTGTTTCAATTACACCAACTGCAACAAAGGTTGGCAATTATATAGAATTATCAAGTGTTTTTGATTTAAAAGAAGGTAGGTTTTACGATTTAAAAGTAATTCAGACAAGTACTCAAAAAATCATTTACAGAGATAAAATATTTTGTACAGTACAATCAACAAACCAATCTAACAATGAACATTATACTGTAAATAAAGATCAGTATAAATCAAAGAGCGGTAATAACGATTTTATAATATTATGAGTAAACACATAAACAAGTATCGAAAACCAAACACTACTAAAGGAAATTCTAAAATTAGTTTTGTTAATTTATCTACATACACATCTCCAGAGATTGTTGAGTCAAAAAATAAAGAATGGATTGAGTTTGGATCAGATAACAACTACTTTCAATTTTTAATTGATAGATATAATAGTTCAGCAACAAACAATGCTGCTATTAATGGTATCTCTCAAATGATATATGGGAAAGGTTTAGATGCAACAGATAGTTCAAGAAAACCAGAAGCCTATGCTAGAATGATTTCTTTATTTCAAAAACATGTTGTTAGAAGATTATCATACGATTTAAAGTTAGCTGGCCAATGTGCTATTCAAGTTATTTACTCAAAGGATAAAAAAACAATTCAAAAGGTTGAGCATTTACCAATTGAAACATTAAGAGCAGAGAAATGTTCTGAAGATGATAAAGAGGTACAAGCGTATTACTATCACCCAGATTGGGCAAATATTAAACCAAGTGATAAGCCTTTAAGAATACCAGCATTTGGTATTTCTAAATCTCCACAACCAATTGAGATATTATATGTAAAACCTTATAAAGCTGGAATGTATTACTATAGTACTCCAGATTATCAAGGTGGTTTACAATATGCAGAGTTAGAGGAGGAAATTTCTAACTATCACTTAAACAACATAATGAACGGACTTGCTCCATCTATGTTAATCAATTTTAACAATGGAGTTCCAAATGAAGAGGCACAATCACTTATAGAAAGTAAGATACAAAGAAAGTTTTCTGGAAGTTCAAACGCTGGTAAATTCATTCTTGCTTTTAATGACAATAAAGAATCACAAGCAGATATAACACCTGTTCAATTATCTGATGCACATAATCAATATCAGTTTTTATCAGATGAATCACAAAAGAAAGTGATGGTATCTCATAGAATTATATCTCCTATGTTATTAGGTATAAAAGATAGTACTGGATTAGGTAACAACGCTGAGGAATTAGAAACAGCTTCGATATTAATGCATAACACTGTTATAATACCTTTTCAGGAGCTTTTAATTGATGCTTTTGATCAGATACTAGCTTATAATGATATTGCCTTAAACCTATATTTTAAGACCTTACAACCTCTACAGTTTGTTGATTTAGACAATGTAAAAGATGAAGAAACAAGGGAGGAAGAAACTGGTGTTAAAATGAGTAAATTATCAAAGGATTTAGAGGAATTTGGAGAAGATGAAGATTTAGAAAACTGGGAATTAATTGACGAAAGAAAAGTTGATTATGATTTAGAAGATGAATTAAATGAGGAACTAAACAAACTAAACAATCCTAAATTATCTCTACTATCTAAAATATATAATTTTGTTACTACTGGAACTGCAAGACCAAATGCAAAAAGTAGTCAAGATGGAGAAAATAAAGATGGTTTACAGTTTAAAGTAAGGTATCAATATGCACCTTTATCGTTTAGTGAAAATAGTAGAGAGTTCTGCAAGAAAATGGTTAAAGCTAAAAAGATATATCGTAAAGAAGATATTGATATGATGAGTAAAAAAGCAGTTAATGCTGGTTGGGGATTAAATGGTGCAGATACCTATGATATTTGGCTATATAAAGGAGGAGGAGACTGCCATCATTTTTGGATGCGTAAAACATACAAGGCAAAGAGTAAGAATCTAAAACCAAATGTAGGTAATCCAAATGCAGAGGTAAGCGTAAACAAAGCAAGAAAAGAAGGTTTTAAACCAGAGGTTAATGCAAAAGAAGTTGCAACAAGACCAACGGATATGCCAAATAATGGATTTGTAAATAAAAAAAGATAGATGGCAACAGCATTATTCATAAGTAGAACGGATTTAGTTAAAAACAGTATTCTTGATGGAAATACTGATACAGATTTGTTTATACAATATATTAAGATTTCACAAGAGATACATATACAAAACTATTTAGGTACTAAATTATATGATAGAATTTCTGCTGATATTATAGCAGACACTTTAACTGGAGATTATTTAACTTTGGTTAATGATTATATACAACCTATGTTGATACATTACGCAATGGTTGATTTCTTACCATTTGCTGCGTATAGAGTTAAATCTGGAGGTATTTTTAAACATACATCTGAAAATGCTGAAACAGTAAACAAAGATGAGGTTGATTTTTTAGTAAATAAAGAAAGAGATTTTGCTGAATATTACACAAGGAGATTTATTGATTATATTTGTTTTGATAGTTCAAAGTTTCCAGAATACACAAATAATACTGAATCTGATGTTTATCCAGATAAAGATGCAAACGAATCTAATTGGGTTTTATAATGAGAGCAACATATAAACCAAAACAATCAAACGTTGTTAAATTGAAAAAGTATTTAACTAAAAAAGATAAGAAATAATGGCAAACGGAATATACGATAGTACTTGGTGGGGTAACACAATACAAACTGCAGTTTCAATAGGAACAGTAACTGAAATGATACAAGGTCAGTTTAATATGAATGATAGGCAAGAAGTTGAAGCAGTAAAATGTTTAGCAGATGCAATTCATAGAATAGGAATACAAGACATACAAAATTAAAAACAATGGCAAAACCAAAATTAGCATTAATACCAGCAGCACAAGGAAGCAAGTTTTATTCCGTATTACCATCAAGTGGTGTAGGGGATTTTACCTTTACTCGTAGTGGTTCGGCAACGAGAATAAACTCACAAGGACTGATAGAAACAGTTGGAAACGGAGTATCAAGATTAAACTATCCTTTGATTGATGG